TAACTCGCCTTTTTTATTTCAGACTTCGTCATGACTTCTTTGGTTGTCGAGTCTTTCGGCTTTTCAAACTCTATGAACTTTTCAATCAGTGCCATGATAACCCCTTTATACTAAGCCCATGTTTGATATGTCATTATAACCAAGGTTATATTTCCGACTCAATAGGTCTATGAGCATATCGCGCTTTTCTTTCGGCGTTGCGTCGAGCTTTGTTATCGCCCCGATGTCTGCCTTGATAGTGTCGGTCGCCTGTTTTGTCGGGACGTTCCCCGGATCGGTTACCAGTGACGCGATCGTATCAACCAGGTCGCTTTGCTGTTTTTCCTTTACCGCTTTTTCCTCTCCGCTCTGTCCGATAAATGGAAGGTTTTCAATTATCCCCGGTTTACCGTACATCTCGTTAAGGTCTACCCCACTGATACGCTTTGTCACGTCGAGGTCTCGAATGAACTTGTCATAATCTTTTTTATTGTCAAACAAATATGCCGCGCTTTCCTTCGGGTCGAATCCATTTGTCATGTCTGCTATTTGAGATACATAATCCTCGAATGCCATTTGATCTGAAAAGTTTTGCTCCCAGTATTTTTTCATTCCTTTATTAAGCCTGTCCATGTATCCCTGTCCGTACTGTTGCGTTTTCTCTACTGCCGCGTCTGCTGTTTCGGGGGTCATGCCATTATCTGTGATGAACTTTTCTTTCGTTGCTTCAAGCGTCGAAGGGTCTTGAATCTCTCCCATTTTTTCGCGGGTTTGTTCCGGTGTTTCTTCGGTCAGTGCTTGAGCTTGTAATCGTTCCACTACTGCCGGGATATCTGCTTTTGATATTACATCTCCAGTTTTTTCAAGTGCCGCGTATAATTTTGGATTATCAGCCAAACTTGATAAAGTACCAATCATGTAATTAGCTACTCCGGGCGCAAGTTTGTTTACCCCAGCGCCAATCGATAACCCTGCAAAGGCTTTCAACGCCGCCGGAGTCCATGTGCTTTCGTCATTAGGATCGAACCCTGTCAATGCGGCTCCACCGGTGCCAAGCCCACCACCTACGGCAGCAGTTGTTAGATATTTCGCTACCGTATCACTGCCGCTATTTATTTTAGATATTCCCACCTTGTCACGGGCAACCATGTTTCTTAAGGGCTGTAATGCTTTCCAATCTGCTTTGTATTGACCATAATTAGGGTCAAGTTCAAGTACTGAATCTTCAAGTTTACTTTTTATAGCATTTGCAACATCTCCGGAATCAGAGACAATTCTATCTCCGGTGCTTTTATTTGCAAACTTTATATCCTGCATGATGGAATCTTTTATGCCATTTAAGCCATCTTTTGAAGAATATTTATTAATCATGTCTTGAACCATTTGAGGTCCTCGTTCAGGATGATTAGCAATGAAATCTTTTATAACAGGATCTGAAAGTATATCCGGTGTAAAATCACTCACCTTCATGCCTGATTGATCGAACAGGTTATTTAGTGCTTCGAACTTTTTTCCGGTTCCTTGAATGAATGCCTGCGCCTCATCAGCATTAAGAATATCGTTTTTTCTCATAAGTTCTAATAACGCCCGTTTTGTTGTTTCCGCATTATTCACCTGATTTCCAACTTTATCTATTCCTAATTTTCCCGCCCATTTATTCATTGCAAGTTTTATATCTCTCCCGCTTAATCCAAGCGCCGCGAGTTGTTTGTCAACTAATCCCTCTTCAAGAGGTTTTACAAAACTTTCACCCTTATTTATTACGCCTGCTGACCGTAAAATACTAGGTACTGCCGAGGCTACCCCACCAAGTCCAGCCCCTGCAAGCAACGCCGCCCCCGCTGTTTTGCCATCGGTTTCTCCCGAGGCTAAACGAGGCGCAACCTGTAAGCCTGACTCTACGCCACCGCGCAATGCGCCTTGAGCAACGCCTTTGAGCTTGCCAACGTTTTTATATGCGCCCTCTGCATTAAGAAAATCTGCCGCTGCCCCCGCTCCCCTTGCGACGGTTCCGGCAAGTTCTGCCGCTTTTCCCGCCTTGAGTCCGGTAGATAGTGCTTTCGCGCCTAATGACACGCCTTTAGCCGCGAGTGTTGGAGTTGGAAGCAACGCCCCCGCGATATCTCCCACGGTTGAAGCTGTTTTGTTGCGTTCGCGTAAAGCTTGTAGCTTTTTATAAGCATCGGAATCCGCAGCTTTTACTACTACGTCCGGTATTCCGAAAAGAGCGCTGTTTAGTGCGTTATATCCCCCTGCGGCTATATCCTCCGCATTGAATGTCTTATCATCATAATTCTTGCGGTCTTCTGCCATTTCTTGCAGCGCGGCAGACTTTTCAGCCTCGCCCATACCTTTCGACGGAGTAGTAGAAGTCGAACTGTTCAATGCATCCCAAAATGTTTTTCCCATTTATTGCCCCTTAGAATGTCTTTTTCAGAGATACGCTTTCTTGAGGTTTTTCAGCCGTTTTCTGGCTCGCTGTCATCAATGCCAGTTTTTCCCGGTTGGTTAGTTCTGCGCCTTGAGCCTGCTTGTCTGCGATCCGGTTAAGTTCATTCTGGTTCGCTGTAAAATCCTGTTGCTGTTTGGTCGCCTTGTCCTGCCGGGCATAGTCCATTTCCTGCCGTTTGGCTTCAAGATTATCAACGTATTCTTGTTGTTTCTGCGCAAGAGCTGATTCGAACTTCTGTTCAAGGATAGTCGGTTTGTTGATCCCCCCGCGCTGGTATCCTACCGCCTGTAATATCTCAAGCAAAGGTACGCCATATTTCATGCCCAGTTCTTTGAGTTTGTCCCCGAATCCTGATTTTTTGTCCTTTTCGGAAACAACATCCGGCAGTTTTTCCCCCGGGACCATGTCGGCTTTTGAGGCAACTTGAGTGCTAGTCGCTGGAGAGAATGATGCACCGATAGTCTTTTTTTCCGGTGCTGCAACCGTAGGGTTCGGCTCATGAAGCGTCGGAAACTCCGGGTAAATATCATGCTGTGAAGATGTTGTATCCCCCACGTTTGAGTACCCCTGCTTTCCCATGCTTTCAGCCAGTTCTTTATATGCTGCCATGTCTTTAGGGTCTGCCGGGCGTCCGACGTATGGATCCTTGGGCATTGCCAGTTTCATTGCTTCAACATCTTTATTGGTCACGCTTCCGTCTTGAGCGTATAAATTAGGATCCCCGTTTATAGCTTTATCGAGTGCGCCAATTCCTTTTTTAGCCGCTCCCCCGATAGCATCAGCAAAAGTAGACTCTACATTTTTAGGCTTTACCGCCATCGCGTCTGCTTGAGCTTTATCAACCGCCGCTCCATATTCGCCCGCAGTTTTTGTAGGCACTGCTTGAGCCATGCTTAAGGGCGTAACCGCTTTGGATAGAGTTGCCATCTCGAGTTTTTCTGCCGGCGTCATTTGACCCGTTCTGGCTTTCGCTTGTAATTCTTCAATTCTGGTCATTTTTTACCCTCCAAAGTCTTTACCTTTTGCGCTAACTGCATAACCAAGTCAAGCAACAAAGTTGGAGACAGTTCGTTGTTGTCTATGCGCTTGAGTCCATCGTCCCCGGTTATGACTGCGGATGCGAGAGGCGTTTTCTCAAGGTCTTGAGCTATAACCCCGATCTGGTTCCCTGCCGCACCCTTGCCGGAATCGACGATTTCCTTTTTATACTGGAATGATACGGGCTTTACCGTCTTTGCCAGTTTCATTACGTCAAGCGTTTTCTTTGCATCTTCAATATTGAACTTTGCCCGCTTGTCTGACATTGCCGCTGTTTGCGCAAGTTGACCGGCAGCCCCTGCAAGCGTTCCGAAGGTTCCCATGGTTGTCGCCGCTGTCTGATTAGCCGCGTTCGCCTGATTAGCCGCGATATTCGCTTGCGTCCCGGTTGCCCCAAGTTGTGTTGTAAGGGCATTATTGCCCGCACCGTACATGCCAAGCTTTGTATTTTGCGTGCCTAATTGCCCGGAGGCGGCGCTCTGTTGAAGTCCAACGGCGTTTTGTTGCAGTCCGGTAGATTGATTCTTTACCCCTAAGGATTGGTTTTGTAGTCCTACCGCGCTTTGTTGCTGATTTACGGCATTTTGTTGCAGTCCGGTCGCTTCATTTGCCTTGCCTATTGCGCCCTGTTGCAAACTAACTGCGTTTTGCTGTTGATTTACGGCGTTCTGCTGTAGACCGGTCGCTTCATTTGCCTTGCCTATTGCGCCCTGCTGTAAGCCTACCGCGCTTTGTTGCAATCCGGTTGATTGGTTTTGAATGTTTGCCGCGCTTTGTTGTAACCCGGTTGAAGCGTTTTCACGATCCAATGCGCCTTGTTGTAAGTTAACGGCGTTCTGTTGTAACCCTGTTGCCTGGTTAGCTTTATCAACCGCGCTCTGTTGAAGATTTACGGCGTTTGCCTGTTGCCCCATGCCCTGATTAACACGGTTTGCCATCTCCGATCCTTGACCGGCGATCTGTTGCGTACCTGACATGTAGGCGTTTTTGCCGGACTCTAGCCCGCTTTGATACATAGTGCTATAAATGTCACCGGCTTGCTGTCCAGCCGCGAGAGCCGCCTGACCTTTCGATAACCCTGAACTTCTAGCCGCCCGTAAAGCCGCTTGCGTTCCTTTCGTTGCCGCCGCCTGTCCCGCCTGTTCTGCCCCGGCTTCCGCGCTTTTTTGTGCGTTCTTCATGTAATCGGAAGCATTAGCGCCCATGGATTGAGCCGCGCCTTGATCGTATGATGACCGCTGCTCTCTTGCGGTGTTCGTGTCGCCCTTCCCCTGGTTGCCGATATCTTGAGCCGTGTTCCCTGTATTCATTGCGTAGGCGTTGGCTTGACCAGCTGTTCGGCTGGTATTTTCTGCGCCTATACTTGTTTGCCCTGCTTTTGCCCGTGTTTGAGCGGCTATATCGCTAGTTTTTCCGACTTCTGCCCGTGTTTTTGCAGCTTCATCGCTGGTTTTTCCAGCAGTTTCGCTGGTTTTCATAGCGTCGAGTTTGCTTTGATACGCTTGATCGCCTATTTTACCGGCGACCCCACTTGTCAAACCGGCTGTTTGGCTGGTTATCATCGCGTCGAGCTTAGATTGGTATGCTTGATCGCCTATTTTTTTGGCTTCATCGCTGGTTTTACCAGCATCTAACGCCGTTTGGGTCGCGGCATCTCTTGATTTTGACGCCTCTTCACTGGTTTTCCCTGCGGCGTCTCCGGTTTTTCCGTAAGCTTCCCCCACCTTATCTATATCGCCCGACATCGCTTCAATCTTTTTTCGCTGTTCTGCCGCATCCATGCCGGCTTGACCCGCCGCTGTTTGAGCTGCCGCCGCATCAAGTGCCGCTTGTGTTTTGGTTTGAGTCCCGAAAAGCGCTTCTCCCACCTGTCCCGCTGTGGAATTAACAGTTCTTCCAGCCGCACCTAATGCGCTATTTACATCAGACAAAACAGGAGCCGCCGCAACTGTTCGTCCGAAGTCCCCTAATGCACTATTTATACTGTCAAAAAATCCCATTTATTCCCCCTTACCTTGACCGCGCCGCTGTTGTGACCGCGCTTTCTGACTCTTTAAACTCTGGATATATTGCTACTATCAATACTTTTTCGTCAGTTTCTATTTTGAGTGATATCCCTAATGTCTTTTGCATTTGAGGCTGTAATCTGATGCGAACATACCCGCCGTTATTATAATCAGCGGGATTAATGTTCCACGTTACAACCTGTTCGCGGGAAACGTCCTCATCTATGGTGTAGCACGTTCCTCTTACCATCATTGCAGGCTTTAGAGGGTTGTACAGTGTTATGCACCATTTTGAAAGTACGCTTTTCATATTTGTATTGAAACCATAAAATGGGGTTCGTAACGTCAACGGTAACACCGTACTATTTAATTTTGTCTCATACGTATACTGCCAGTTTGAAACATTGTTTCCGATAAACAATCCCTCTGTCGTGTCGTAATACTTAAGGCTTGTTTGATCTACTGCCTTTTGGTTCTCTGAAATTATGGAGTCACGGATCCATATAAATGAAGTATCGGTATCAAATAAAACCGTGTTATCGACAACGGAATATATGCCCCTGTTTATTTTAGGCATTGCATTAAACCGTTTGAACTTCTCAAGAGAACGTCCTCCGGTAAACGTATATATCGAGTTGTCAAAATTAGAATAGAAGTAAATGATAGTTGGCGATGAGGCGATATACTGCATACCTACCGCTGGAGCAAGCACGCTTTTGTTTATAAAGATTCCCGTCACTTCGTCTATCGTTGCGCTATAAATATACTTGCCATCGAAAAGGTATGTCTGACCGAATAGTTGGAAGATTGTAAAAATACCGGCGATATCGTTTCCTATCGAATACCCGTCGTAAGTCGGCTTGAGGAAAATTGTTGTATTGTCACCCTGAACGGTTCCGTTTATGTATTCGCTACCGATTGCCACGGGAAGGAATGTACTCGCCACGTAAATAGTATCAACCTTTTTCGGGTCAACCAGTTCCGCTCCGCTATTGATCGTGCTATAAGAATACAGGTCGTTTATGTAGGTATCGACTTCATAATCACTAACACTTGTCGAGACAATCGGGATTCGATATCCAATCACCTGTATATTCGAGCTTGTCGGGTTTACGATTGTAACCAGCTTGTCTCCAGTGTCAATTGAATTGCTGTACTTTCCCTGAATAAAAGACGCAATCTTTGTCGATGTTGTTGGGGTTACTAGAGATGAGAATAGCATTCGGTTATTAAAGTCTACCGAACCGATTTCTAGCGTGTTCGTTTCGGTGTCAATAATATTGAGCGGAGAAATTGTATTGATCTTATATTCGGTATCGGTAATTTTTTGTACATGAGATGAAAGCGTTTCCGATATTTTCTTTATCTTGAATATGCCTTGATCGTTCTGATAAAGCATCGTGTCATCGGTATGTATTTCGGGTTGGTATACGTCATTTATAGCGCCAATATTTGTTATTATAACTCCGAGCGCATCTGATTGTATGTCATCAAGCAATGCAACAGAAAAATATGAGGATATATTGTTTACCACATTAACCCTAAACTCAAACGGCTTTACTGGTCTTACATCTATATTATTTGTCAATTTTCCGTATGCATTTATTAATGTGTTTGTGTTTCCTTGAAATATATCAGGGGAAATAAATCCCACAGGGTCCCTTTTTAATTGTGATATAAAATTAAAAATATTTGTAGTACTATTTGTCTGTTTGAAAGTAAAATCAATATATCCCCATGAGGCATTGGTCAATAGAATTGAGGATAATGCAAGAGGAACGAAATCCCATTGCGGATTATCAGCAAATGTATAAATGCCTTCCCACGCTAGAATATAACCGATAACAGCTTGACCAAAAATTCTTGTTGCATCATATAATCTAGAGGTGCTTGTATCCTTAGCAGTTATTATGTGCCTGGAATATCCGTTTGATACCTGAACCAAGGCATATGCGCATATAAATATAGACAAATTTCTTGTTGAATTATTAAGAATAAAGGATTTATTATTATCGTTTCCAACTAAATTTATTAAATATTGTCCGTTCTCGTATCTGTATACATATAAATAATTGTTATTTTGGAATCCCTCAAGCAGATTCCCATATGGTCCAGAATAGAAGTAAGTTTTTATACCATTTACATCTATTGAGTTTATTCCGTATGAACTAAACAAAAGAATATCCTTTGTCGTTGAAATCGATAGCGCATTTATTGTTTTTATATAATTATTTACCGTCATTGCACCATTATCAGAATATAGAAGCCCAGAGGCGTAAGCGTGTTTTGTTCCATCAGAATAAATACAGCCAATTCTTCCGGTATTGCTTCCAATGACTAACCAATTATGGTATATGCCCATAGATGTTATATCATCACTACCGATTATTGTACCATTGTCACTGATTCCCGTTCCTGTTGTATAATTAACCCATGTATTAGTATTTAAAAATGATCCAAGCCTTCCCAGTGCTCCGGCAATTACCAGCACACCATTAAATACAATCATTGCATTTATTGTACTATTTCCAATTACAGTTCCGTTATTAGTTGGTCTTAAAACGGTGCTTACGGTTGTATATATAGATTTTGTTGCAACCGTCCCGGAAATGCTCATAGAACCAATTACCCCAAAAGATCCTCCTACAATTAATGTCTGATTATTATAAGTACAGCATGTTTGCAAAACATTAGTTCCTAACAATGTCCTGTTGTCACAAACTGCGCCTGCTGTTGCGTTTGAATATGCAGTCCATGCAGTTCCGCTCCATGATCCTATCCTTCCCGCACTACCGCAAAATATTAAATATCCAGAAACAACAGCCATACCCACAATGTCATCATTTCCACAAATATAACCAGTGTTGTTCGCTATTCCTGTCGAACTTGTATATGTAACCCATGAGAACCCATTGTATGAACCTATTTTACCTGTTTGCCCGGCAAACACCAGAATATTCCCATAAACACACAATGAAACAATGCTATATGTACCTAAAACTGATTCAGAATCACCTATTTGAAATAGCCCTGTCCCTTGCCCAGTACCGTCATATATTTTCCATGCAGCACCATCAAAAGAACCTACCCTTCCAAGGTCACCTGCTACTACTAAAGTTCCTTTGTATACAATGGCTGCTCGGATTAATGATCCTCCCAAAACAGTTGTTGACATAATCGTTTGCGTTACCGTAATTCCCGGTACGCTTTCCTGCAAAATGACTACCTGGTCGCCAAGCCGGAGCGCCCATTCCTGCGAATCAGTATAAACTTGTCCGTAGTATTTTACAAAGGATAGGCTGGTATACAATGAAAGTACGCTCGCAATATTTGTAAACGTCACGGACCGCGTATGTAAAAGCGTTTGTGTAAGATCGTATTCCTTGATCGTTATTGTACTATCTGAAAGTAAACAAGTTACATATCCGGTATCGGTCAAAAATATATCGTCGCAATCGGTAATGGTTAAATCATGAGAAACACCGTATGCACTGACCTGACCAATGGCTACCCCTTCAACCTTAACTATTTTATAATCAGCCGTTGCGGAATCGACAAGGGATATCTTTTTACCGTCGGTCGTGATTATATAATCCCCGGCTTCTGGATATGTTTCTTTTGTTTCATAGAGATTGGTAATACCGCCGTTACGTTCGATACCTGTATTTACCAGCAACCCCGTGTCGGGTTCGTCGAACATTCTAAAATCTTCGTTAATCGTATCGGTGTTTATGCTTTGCTTTATATTTATTTCTAACATTGTACTTCCTTAATTCCAGAATGATCCATAGTTTTCAGGTGATCTACGCTCCGGCTGGTAAGCGTCCCTCATGAGTACGGACAAGAGCCTATTCTCGATTTCATTTATTCGCGCTGCAAGCAATGTTATGTCCCCATTCTGCTTGCGCCTAAAATCAATAGCGCACTGATAAGCCATAATTTCGTTTGCTTCGTTGACCGGATACACAAAGTCAGTATCAGTGAAAGAACTCTGAGCCGATACGTTCCATTTTGAATCAATAGTGCTTATGAAATTGTCTTGAATCTGTCCGGCATACAAAAGACCGGTCTTGAAAATATCAACGTCTTTATAGAGAACGCCAAGCGCAGTAAGGTAAAATAATTCCGTCCCGTCGGTTGTTATGCTGACCGCTGCGGTTCCTGTTGATACGCTGTTCTTGAAGATGGTTGTATTGAGATAGTACGTGTCAGCTCCTATGATCGTCACGAACTTCGAGAATCCGGTTATAAATACAGACGGGCTGGTCCCGTCAAGATTTGCCTTGAAAGTATTCGTCCCGTTATAGTAGTACAGGTTTTCCCCGGAGATATTAAAGTTTTGCACGTTCGCCACCAGGACAACTTTCGTAAGCGTTCCCGATAAGGTTGTAGAACTTCTGCAAAGATTGGTTCCTTCGATCCAGTACACATACCCGGTATGATAAAGAACATTCGTCAATCCGGTCGAAGTGTACAGGGTAACAGTTTCCGCAAGGGTAACGCTTTCAAGTCTGATTGAAGTACCGCCGAATAGATAAATCAGGTAATCGGTATTGTCAGTCAAGTTTGGGTTCGGCACCGAAAAGTATTGTGGGCTGGTCACGTTTGCAGATACGGTATAAGACGGAGTAACAAGAAGGTATTCCCACATCTTTTCCGGAACTGTAGGAACAATCGGAGGAGGGTAATAATCAATCCTGATTTGAGCCGGAAGTGAGTTACCAATGAGCCAGAGTTTTGCACCCCTGAACCGATATTGAGGCTGTCCAAATATCTTGTTCCGATTGTTGGTGTTAAACTTTGTCATGTTTTCCCAACGCCCAGAGTTCTTCCAATCAACAAAACGGATCTTGTAAACGTCGGAGGGCATGGTCAGTTCCCACTCGTTATCACCTAATTGCGTAGCCGTAGAGGTGTCAAGTATAACTTCAGTGATGAAATAATCATCGGAACTATCGGTAATCTTTGAATATATGTCTTTCCATGACTCTGAAAGGGAATTAACCTCGTCATCGTGTGTGACAAATAGGCTGTTTGGAACATCTGCAAGCGATCTGGCACGCTTAATTAATTGCGACGCTGTCATATATTTTCTCCGTCTATATATATAGTCTCACTTTGCGCCCGATTTTATAAAAATAATACAAAATAAAAAAAGCGCCCCCCTTTTACGGAGAGCGCCCAAGCCATATGTATAACTTGTCTGTTACAGGGTAGCCTGTACGAAGTTGATAACTGCGTTGTGCCCGGGTCCACGGATTGCGAACGTACCGTACAGCTGCAGAATAACTTGAAGCACTGGACCACCGGCGGCGAGCGAACCCGGCTGGATAGTCACATAGTCGTCGATAATGAAGCCGTAAGAAATGGCTTTCATGTCCGGGGTACTTACGCCGTTAATCGGCTGGCTTCCGGGCTGTACGCCGGAGATACCATCATTAGTGGGCGTGTCACCATTGGTGAGCATTGCAAACTCGATTGATTCCTCGTCGATGATATAAGCGGTGAACCTCGCGCAGTAGGGGTCGTCATACACTTTATCGACGTAAGAAGTCGAGAACATGTATTTCGTGTCCTGTACACCACGGGCGATTTCGTTGACTTTTCCCTTCGCAGGGGTCGAGGTGTCCTGGAAGTAAGTCGTCTGGGTGTTCATTTCGGTCATTACCGTTGCGTAGTCATCTGGATTGATAACCAGCCATGTCGGATTTCCACCGGCATTACGAACAGCCTTAACGGCGCGTACGATACAATCGCAGAACTTTTCTGTACCGGTTACGCGCTTGATATAGTTACCGGCGAGGCGATCCGGAAATACTGATCGGTCAACGCCATAGAACGCCGTTCCAATGTAAGTCGTCCACGTACCACCGGTACGATCTGCGAGCGACGGGAGCCATGCGGTCAAGCCTACAGGCAAGAGCGGAGTAGTACCGTTTCGGCAACCCTGAATCTCGATCCAGTCGGTAGCCGCCCAAGTTTCAACAGCGGTTGCGGTAAAGGTCACCACGTTTCCGTTAATTGCGGTTACGGTATTAACCGATGTTCGCAGGGTACTGACAGGCGTTGCGCCGTTGGTTACCTGAAACACCGATCCGATATCGAGCTTGATTACGGTTGAGAACTGCGCGAAGTCAACCGACTGCGAACCGACAACGGTTGTCGCAACAACAGCATTTCCGATTTCACCGAATCCCTGACCGTAAAGAGCGGTAGCGAACAGACGACGAAAAGCCGCCGTACCATCGTACATCTTGATTACGGGAACGGGAACGAACGCGCCACGAATATTTTCAGACGCAAAGACTTCCTGTGCTCCAACGTTGAAGATGGAAAACAGCTGCCCGGGCGTACAGGCAAACTGTACTGACTTGCTGGTTCCGCTTGCCGCGTTGGTAGCCGCCACAGTAGCGTCACCCGCCGCCGCGCCGCCGCATCCGTAGTTTGCCGCGAAGTTGTAGGTCTTACCGCCTACCCGGTTTTTTTTGATCTCACGAAGTACCGGAGAGGCTCTCCAAAGTACCTGTTCCATTTCCTTATCTGTGTACCATTCCTTAAAAACGGTCAACAGCCCCGCATCAGTTGTTACTGGCATTGCTTATTCTCCTTGTTTATCTGCTTATATCAGAGCTGTTAGAACCTAACATCTCCCGCCTTTGATTTCATTCGCCTGATTTTATCAACCAGGTCGCTTGATCCTTTTTCTTCTTTCGGGGTTTCAACCTCGAGTTCCACCGAAGTTTCAGGCATCGCTTCCGATGATCCCCCAAGCACAGAAGTGCCGATTTTAGCCATGCGTTCGAGCCTGCCCTTGAGTTCGTCGGCAAGCTGTTGCACGCGCGCGGCTTCCTTTTCGTCTGACCAGTCCTCTGACTTTGACTTCATTTCGTCAAGGTCGTTGTACAGTTCTTCGAAAATGTCTTTTCCCCCGGACAGTTCGCCGTAAAAATCTTTATACGGACTGACCATCTCGCCGTACTTTTCTGACATCGAAGAGATACCGCTCATACGCTGTTTCGAGTTGTAAAGATTGGTTATACCGCCAATGATTTCCTCGTTGACTAGCTTTTTGAGCGCGTCTATTTCCTCATCCATAGACGCCATTTTATCAAGTATTTGTTTGATTACCGTTATAATCGGATCTAACTGTGCTTGATCTTGCGCTTCGTCATCGTGCATATTCATATCACTCATTATTACTCTCCTTTATGTTTATACCGCTGCCGGTAGATTTCCTGTGGGTCCCGCTATTTGCGGAGGCTGTACCGGAGTTTGTGTCGGTACTGGCTGTTGCAGTTCCTGATTTATTTCGTCCATCATGGTCTTAAGCTGGTTGATAAACGCCGTGAGATTGTTAAGCACTTCGAGCTTTTCGTCATTAGCATCAAGCCTGAAAAGCGTATTGATAGACTGATTGAACAATTGCTGAATATTCTGGACTTCATAAAAGTAGAATTTCTTTTCGCCTGTCACCGGGTCTGTCTCTGTGGGACCATCTTCAATCACGCGCTCTATGGTCTTTTCGTTTATGTCATATGCTGCTGTCTGAATACTGTACGCCTGTTCAAGATCCGGCATCTCAAGCAGAGTTGACGCAATCGACGGGTCAATAATCTTCATAGCAATAAGCTTTTCAATCTGTTGCATTTTAACCGCAGGGTCTTTGGAAAGCGAATTGCTTGCGCTATATTGGATGTTAAACATTTCGCGCTCTTTCTTAATATCCTTCCACGTAATCGGTGAACGCGCCCGGCGACGAGGTAGTACATCCTCATTCTCCGGGAAAATATCAATCATCCTTTCGGCTATGTCTTTCATGAAGCGTATGAAATTGTTAAGCAGGGTGTTATGTCTTTCGGATTCCACGTCCTCGACAGTCTGCAATGCAACCCCGGAATTAAGCCCTGACGGTTTCTTTGCCTGTGCGGAAAGCTGGCTGATACCCACGATGTTATAAAGTTTCTGTTCGAACAGTTCCAGAAGTTGAAGCCACATACCATCAATCGGAGCGGGCGTTGTTACCGATATCGGGTTTCCACCGTTCGCCTGCATGTTGTATTCAAACACGTCCCCGATCCGGGCGGCGGCTACCATGCTGGCTTTAACGTCGCTTCCCCGAGGAACGAAAACAAGATTCGCCGGAGAGAGGTTCGCGCTGGCTGATATCTTATAGGTGATATCATCAATCTGCTTTTGGATACGGTAGCTCACGTCAACCATGGAGTCAGAGAACGAACCCTTAAGAGGTTCCTTATAGTAAATCCATACGAACGGCGCTTTGTCATATTCAATCTTGCGTTCTGCGATAAGGTCAGTTCCAATAAACTGGTATTCGACTTTGTTAATCAAGTCCCAGTAAATACGATAATCACAGTAGGCGTTTGGAGTATCCTGCAAGGCTGTTGCATATATAGAGTCGTCTTTGATAACTTCCCGCAATGCGATAAGCGGGTATTGTCTCCGACGAAGTTCAACACGGGTTAAGTCTCCGTGAGTCAGTTCAGCGGCATCATAGAAAAACTCCCACGGGTGAACCATCTCGATAGTCTTTTTATCGTCCCGAATCCAGAGCACGCCCATGTCAAACACAAGCGCGTCGGTTATAGCATTCACTGTTTTCTTATAAATATCCTGCTTATCAAAGTATTCGTCAAAATAGATTTGTGCATTTCTGCAAGTCTTGACGGTTTTATATGTGCCAAGGACAGGGTTATAAAACGGGCGTACCTTCGTCTGTGAAAGCTTGCTTACAGTAGTATCAACGGCAGAACGCAAAATATTAAGCGACGGTATGTTTCCGCTAAGCTCGTCCTGTTGGGAATAATACGCGATCACATTGCCGTAAATGTTATGTATATCCTCCATGCGGTTGTAATTGTTATAATATCGGTTGTAGTTTCTCCGGTATTTTACGTCCCGCCTGGACAAGAATGATTCCATCCCCTGCATATCGCGCTGGATATATTCAATGCTTCGTTTAAGTTGTTTCATCAAAACGCCTCGGTGTATTTTTGTTGGAGTTTGTCAAACTCGTCAGTGCGCTTGATGTCAAGTTTGGTCCCGTCCTTGAAGGTTACGGAAATAACAACGCCATGATATGCGGAGTTCACAAGGTCGCGTATAATGGCATAATTCACCGGGTCGGCGCACATTGCGTCCAATTCCCGCTGTTTTTTCTCTGCCGATGCAACTTGTAGATAGGCTTTTACTAACAAAGGTACGTTAATCATGTATCCCCTCTAGTATATATAGTCTCACTTTGAGGGGTATTTTTTGAGAAAAGTGTATAATTTTGTGATTTTTACAGTAATTCTGCCTGTACCGGCTGTCTTACCTCTGCCGCTTCAAAAAGGTTTGCCTGTAAAGCATGGGTTTTATACCGTTCGCAAGCCGCTTTGTAATAGTCAGCATCCAGTTCCATCCATGTCAAATCATACCCGAGGTCATGACAGGCGATACAAATTGATCCTGAACCTCCATGAGTGTCTAGGATCTTGTCGCCGGGTTTGGCGTAACGGGATAGAAGCCATTTGTAGAGGGCGACGGGTTTCTGTGTGGGGTGGATTTTACCGCCGTCCATATTTGTTGGCACCATTCTAAATGTTCTCGATACCTGATCGAACGATGCCCATGCATATTCTGACTCTGCAAAATCAAGCCCTTGTCTTATTTTGTCCCATATTAAAAAACAACGGGAAGTCGGTAATGGAAAATAGTTTCCTCCCCAGATAATCTGATTTTTAGACACACGGAATAACTCGTCAAAATACTTTTCATCCGGAACTCCGGAATCCCAGTCTTTGCCTTTGCTCCACTGTTTGTTTTTACCCGATCCGCCATTCATATTGTCTGCCCCTATCCCATACGGCGGGTCAACAATAGCCAATTCAAACGCCTTGTCCGGTAATCCTGCCATATATTCCATGCAGTCGCCTTGCATCATGTTTATCATGTTTGCTTCCTGTAATTTATCCAAATATTTCGACAGGCATAAAGCACCGCGTCGGTTGTATCCGGGTGATAGGTATCATCGTCGATAATCCGTGTCAGTTCGTCCTTTTCATTGCGCTTCCATACGGTTTTCAGCGCTTCATCTGCAAAGTTTGCTGTTGGTCGCACCTTAAACAGTCCTGGTTGGCTTTGTAAGCATCCAACGTCGGTAACCCGAATTGAGTCTGTAGTTCATAGCTGATTTTCTTACCAGCCCCGCCGGCGTCGGCATAGATGTAAAAGTGCTTTTCAGGTATCGAGGAGAATATAGGGTTCGTGTTTACATAGGCGATCCCTTCTTTCATCTTATCGGCAAGCTCTGTCACGCCTGTCCGGTTCCCTTTATGCTCGAATATCACGAACTTTTCTTGCGTCACCTTCGAGAATAGCACAATGACGAACGCGTCCGAATCCTCGTACCCGTAATCAAGCCCGGCAGAAAACATCAAGTCGCCCCTCGGCTGGCTGGCGATCCATTGCGTAAGCTGATTGTCGTCAAAGTAGTTAGCATCGGTCAGCCGGTAAACTTGCGCGTCATCATCGTATACGCACATACCAAGGTATTCCCTCTGAAACAACGGGCTTGAGTCGGTCAGCCCCTTTTCTTCTTTGATCTGGTCGAGTATCTTTGCATGGTTCTTGATAAACGGATTGACCGAAAGATTCCAGTTGTATTTAGAGGCTTGCTTCTTTTCATCGTTCCAAAGTACTTCCCAGTATGTCCCGCGAACCCTCGGACCCGTTCCCGTGAGCATCAAGGTTCCATCCCGGTCGATGAGCGTCGGTTCCAAGATGTCGTTTATCAGGTACGGGAGTGAATGTTGACTCTGTACTTCGTCAATGACGACAATGTCCCACGCGAACCCTCGGAACTTCTCCCGGTCGGTTATCGTGTTGTTTCCCTTGAGCGATACCATCGAACCATTGGAAAGTTGTATCAGTCCTTCTGTTCGGTCTTGCTTTTCAATCGAATATCCCAGCCCTTCGAATGACTCGAGCAATCCCTTCCAGTACATATTGATTGCGTTCTCATGGGTCAAGCATACTATCAGGGCGTTTTTGTTGTCCTGAATTGCCACACTGGTGATCTTGAGTATGTTCCCT